GGAACAGAAGCTTGTATATTTCGCACTGTTCAAAGTAAGCAGTGCGAAAGACAAGACCAAATATATCGAAGAATCAAAACAAACAGCCGCAAAAAAGACGGCTTAAAGGTAAGCTCGTAACAGGGTGTAGAGGGCTTGTGATGGCCCTTTGAGGCGTTCTACCATGTCTCAAGAAGCCTTGCCCGTTCGCAAGAACGCGCGTGGGAGTATCACATATGAAAACAGAGGAGATAAATTTCATGGAAAATAAAATTTTATGGATCGTTTTAATCGTTTCAATAGTTATTTTTATTGCAGCATGAAATGATAATATTGAGTTAATCATCAATTAGGATGATTGGTATTTTTTTACCCAAAACTTGGCACAAATCCTCTGATTACTTGCTTTATAATTATAATATGAGGTCAAGAATACGGAGGGTAAATTGATGGAGACAGAACAGAAAAAGGAATATTTAAAAGAATATGAAAAAGCAGTGCGCCAGATGAAGCGCAGCGAGGAAAAGATAACAGAAATGCGCTTAAGCAAGATCATGCCATCCGCAGGTAATGACGGTATGCCACACGCACATAACAATACAGATCTATCTGCTTATGCTGCACTACTGGACGAAGAGGAAAGACGGTACATGAAAGCCAGATATCACAGAATCAAGCTGTGCCAGGAGATCACGGACAAGATAGAGCGGATGGATAATGAAGATGAAAAGGATGTATTGATGTACCGTTATATCCGGTTGATGAAGTGGGAAGATATCTGTGTGAAGATGGGATTATCATGGAGACGCACCCATTACATACATAATGATGCACTGAAACATTTTATAATTTAAAAGAGTGCATAGAAGTGCACACTCAAAATATGATATTGTTATACTAACCGAAAGGTTCAAAGGGAGATTGCGGCAGCAGTCTCTCTTTTTTCGTGCTCACAACATTAAGCGGCTCCATGAAACCCAGGGGAGCCGCAACCTCCGTATGAATGGGGAGATTAGAATGAATAAAGAAAGATACAGTGATCCAACCGCTGAACAGGCGATTGCGCATGTTATGAAAGAGTGCAGGGAAAAGAAGAAACAGGAAGGTGGCAGCAGTGGCAAGAAGTCCGAACGAAAAGGTAGAGAAGGCCCACGAACTGTATAAGGCAGGGATGAGACTGATCGAGATTGCAGATCAGTTAAAAGTCCCAGCCGGTACAGTCCGAAGATGGAAAAGTACATACCATTGGGATGGCGAACATCAAAGCGAGCGTTCGGAAAAGAAAAGCGAACGTTCGGAAAACAAAAAGAGTGTTACGAAAAGGGCTGTAGCTGATGAAGTCAAGCAGGTGATACAGAATACTGATTTGACCGATAAGCAACAGCTTTTTTGTATACATTACATTCGCTGTTTCAATGCTACAAAAGCATATCAAAAAGCATATGGCTGTGATTATGCAACGGCTCTGGTGAATGGTTCGCGAATGCTAGGAAATGCTAGGATAAAAGATGAAATCTTGCGGTTAAAGC